TACTCATTTATTATACGACATCAAAACTAATTGCGTCACTATCAAACGTTGTTTCTGTTTCATCAAAACTATCACCAGACAATTGCCAGATTTCACTTGGTATCGCAAAATTAGTTTTTAATTTAAAGTCAAAATCACTCAATATATTTAATTCACCATCTACATCACTATTTAGAGTACCACCTAATCTTAAAGCATTTAATGTTTGTATAGATGTTTGATTAGCAAAGTTAGATCCTAAAGAAAATCTACCAATACTTTTAAATGTGGGTCCTGCCACAGGTATACCAAACTTAGTAGTGTTGCCTCTTATAGATACAGGAAACTCTTTATATTCTGATGGTGTTATTGTAATACGTTGAGTTAATGTAACATCTCTTGTTGTTTTATCAAATGGTGTAATTGTTGAATCTGTGAAATCTGGATCAGCTCCTAATTGAGCATTTGATCTTACAGTTGTACCATCAGTAGTAGTTCCTAATCTTCTACCGAAAATAGTTGAGAATAATGTATTAATTAATAATGCTGGACCATCATAATCTTTACTTGAATTAATACCTGTTATACTTTGTAATTGTGCGTCAACACGTGTAACTGTATCCACTTGACCAGCAAAATAAAAACCAGCCGAGTGCATTGTCTTTTTAAAACTATCTCGCCAATCATTTATTGATCGACCTACTTTTATAACATAAGAGAAGTCCTGATAGTATAAACTATCTTGTATTTTCATTGTAGATTCTGAAACGTGTCCATCTTCAGCAATATAACTACCGTCAGTATCAATAACAGCTGCTAAAGTTGTCGTTGCTGTTGCTTGATCGAATATTTTAACTACAGCTGTACTTCCTGAAGTAGAACCGGTTAACGTTGTGTCTATACCAAATGTGCCATCAACACCACTTAATGTTAAAATTTGTGTATTAGTATCAAGTGATACAAAAGTACCTGTAACAACTGTTGAACCATCACTAGCAAATCCTGTAACTGTTTCGTTTAATGTAAATGCTCCTGAAATATCTGTAACTAAAATTTTTGTTCTTAATGCTAAAGTAGGTGGACTAGGTGATTGTTGAAATTCAGCACCTGGTTCAACTAAATTAATTGATTGAACTCTACCGATTTCAGAACCATAGGCAAAAACTTCGGCACCTGAACCGTTTGTATCATCAACTGTTACAATAGGTAATGATGTATAATTATTACCACTGTTTATAATTCTAATATCAGTTATATCATCTGAACCAGAACCACTTTCTTGTACAATTTTATTTCCTGTATATGGATCACCTCTTGTTGTTTCATCCTCTAAAACAATATGATCGTCTGTAGTAGATGTACTTTCTTCTTGTGTAAATCCACCGTTAACAACTGAAACTTTTGCTCTTGCTGAACCGCCACCTGTGCCTGTATTTGTAAATACAATATCATCACCTATTTCATAACCTGATCCACCATTATCAATTACAAATTCTGTAATTTCTCCTCTACCTATTTCACCAACTTGAACAATTGCTCCTAAACCACCACCTGTTACAGTTATGTTTTCATCTTCGGTATATAAACTACCGTTATTTGTTATTGTTCTTGTTGAGGGAACACCTGTTACAGTTGCTTTAATAAAAATATCATCTTCATCTGTTGATGTGCCTCGTATAACTTCACTTGTTTGAAAACTGCCTGATATACTATCTTCATTTAATATAAATTCTGATACTTCATTTGCACCTATTTGAAATCTAAAAACATTTTCTACAATCGCTGTAGCACTTGAAGTTTCGCCTGTAATTGTACGACCTACTAAATCTCCTGTGTTACCTACTGTACCAATAGCTCTTAATATTTTTTTTGTATCAAATTTACCATCAGATACACGTAACATATTTTCTCTAGGATAAATTGTTTCTGAATTTTCATTAAATAATAATCTAAAAAATAATTCATGTCCTCTGTTAGTACCTTTTGAACGATATAATGATTTTATATTTTTAATTAATTTTCTTTTATTAACAGAATCATTTAATGTTTCTGGTATAGAATTTAAAAATTCATTTCTAAACTTTGTTAAAAAATGTGAAATAACTTTATCAGGATCTCTAAACTCTAATAATTGTTGAATAGTTTGTACAGGATTTGATTTGTAACTATTAATTACAGCACTTGCGTTAGATGAACTTCCTAAAATTATTTCACCATCTTTGAATTTGTTTTGAGCAGATATGAATAAACGTCCATTATCTAAATCTTCAGCAATAATTGTTGATGTTGCGTTTGAAGTTTGACCTGTAATTGTCTCACCTCGGGTAAATTTACCGAAAGAAGAACTTTCTAAAATTACTTTATCGCCAGCGTCTTCTTGTGTTTTTTCAGACGTTAACTTAGAACCATCTAAAATTAATTCGTTTGTTTGTGCTGTTTCTGTTTCTAGTAAAATACCGTCAGTAGTTTCAACCGAAGTCACTCCTAATTCGGCTGACTCCATAAATGTATAGTAAGTCTTTAGAAATTGTAAAAATTTAGGATGTTGCTCCAATACAAAGCCAGGAGCCTGACTATTAATCAGATTGGATATTTTATCCGTAAATTTTGCCATCTTATGTGTAACTAGGTGTTGTTGTGTATCCTACACCAGCGTCAGCAGAACCACCTACAAATGTATCTGCTGTAACTGATATACTAGAATTTGCTGTATCTATTTCTAAAATTTGATCTCTTACAGGAACAATGTCATTTGAATTAGGTTCTACAGTTACTTCAATAACAGTAGATGAAGCACCTCTTATATTTTCTACGTTTGAAATATTTAAAGAGTTTATAGTGATTTGTCCTGTTGTATAATTTACTGTACCTTGTGTATTGTTAACATATGTTCTTACAGTACCGGCAAAATAGTATCTTCTAACATTACCTGAACCGTCATCATCAAGGAAATAAACATTTGTTGTATCACCATCTACTTTAAATCCTGATGTAGTAATTACACCACCTGTACCTGATTTATGACCAGTGTGAGGATTGTAAATACCGTTTCTAAAATATATGTCGTATCTTGTTGATGATAATAAAGTTGGTGTAAATGTTTTTCTAACTTTTAATGTTGTAACATTTGATAAGATACTTGTATCTGTGTCATCAATGTTTGTTATTACTTTTGAATGTCTGAATACATTATCAAATCTTTGTAGAGTTGATGTATTGTAATTATCTAACGTTGTAATAATTTCTGATTTTAATGTGTCTGCTGTTTTTGTTGTAGACCCTTGATCAAACTTTGCGTTTGTTGTTAATAATATTTTTGTAATTTCAGGATCAACAATAACTGGTCTCACTGAAGCAACATTATATTTTTGTAGTTGAGTCACTAAATCTTGTTTAGTTGTTTCTGTTAATGTAGAACCTGAAGCAGGATAAATGGCAATTTTAACTTGACCATAAATTGCTGTTTCATCATCTTCGCCGCCCCAAGCAGAAACAGATTGAGCATTAGGATATAATGATTGTACTAACGTTTCATAATCACCTGTTGTGACTGCTCTATCTTGTGCTGAATATTGTAATGGTGCGTTATATCTTATTGACTCTTTTGTTTGAGGTTCAGAACCACCTTGAGCAGACGAGTTGTTTGTAATACTAACATCTGTAAAACCATCTATATTTCCAGAAAGTGTAAATGTAGAAGCGCCGTTGGCTGCCTCTTTGTTTGTAACAATGTATTCTAATATAACAATGTTTCCATCAGTAACTGATTGTCCTAAAACACCGTCGCCGAAATAAACTTCAAATTTTTCTTCGTTACTTTCTTGTAAAAAATAAACTTTTGATGTCGAGTTAATAGAAGTTAAACCTGTAACTTTTGTGTAAGTGTTTGTAGTTGTATCTGAAGCAGAGTTTTGAACTTTAACTTTTAAAGTTGTAGTATCTGCCAATTCGCTTGGTATAACAAATCTTTGATCAGGATCAGCAGTATCAACTGTAAATCTAAATGTAACTAAAGTACCTTCATAAATTGATACATTTGAAAAATTATAAACACCATCAGATGGTGAAATTGTAATATCTGTGTTTGTAATAAATTGATATGATGTGCCTTCGACTGTAGATGTAAAAACTGTTCCTTTATTCATAGTTAAAGAAGCTCCAGAAGCATTATTAATCTTAACATCAATATTAGCAACAGGTGCCTTAGCAGATGACGGAGTATATCCTAACATCTTCGCCAGCGAAACAATATTTTTTCTTATATCGGCTGAATCTAAATACATTTCATTTGCCAACATATTGGCATTGAAACCTAGGTAGTGTGTATTGTAAGCAAGTAAATCTAATAAAACTGAAAAACCTGAACCTTCAAAATTGTAATCTGAAAATTCTGGTTGACTTTGTAAAAAAGTTTTTAAATTTGTTTTTATACTATCGAAATCTAATTCTGATACGTTTAATTTATTACTTGCCATTTTATCTTAATCTTTCTAAAAAAGTTTCTACTGTAACAGGCTCTGGTGAACCTACAACATAGAAACTAATTCTTAAATTGTAAGCGTTTCTATCTAAATCTGGTCGAGCAAGTATTTGTGTAACATTTGCTCTTGGCTCAAAATTTTTTAATACTTCGCCCACTTGTCTTTGTAAATTCAAAGCAGTTAATGGTGTAATAGGTTCAAATAACATAGAACGAACATTGCCACCAATTTCAGGATGAAAAGGTCTTTCAAAGTGATTTGTTTGTATTAAATTTCTAACACTTCTTTTAACTGACTCAACATCTGTTAATTTATTTACATCACTAGTTGTCGTATTACGACCAAAGTCTAAGTCTAAATCTTTATAGATTCTATTTGATCTTTTAGAGTTATTAGTATTTGAAGCGTCATAATTTGCCATAACACCTAATATTTATACACGATTATCCAGAAATTACGTTAGAACTTCCAGTGGCAGCAGAATTAGCTACCCAACTGCCATGACCACCTGTTGCGTCACCTATTCTATGTATTGCTATGCCATTTACCTTAACAGTTGAACTACCTCCTACAGCAGGATCTCCACATGTTGTAGAGTCACCTACTCTTATTGAAGCAGCACCATTTATTGATACGTTTGATGATCCACCTGTGTATGCTGTTTGATGAAAAGGATTAGGTGTTGGACTTGCGTGTCCTACATGTGTATCTAAACCTGATCTGACACATCCTGGCATTATTTACCTTGTGAGTTATAAACTTTGAACGATCTTTTACGAGATTTGTTCATTGATGATTTTTTTACTCTTTTACTTGTGCCTTGTGATGTCTTTTTTGGCATTCTTTCGTGTGCCACATATGATTTTGATATTTTAGCCATTACTTAACCTTGCTTTTGCCGCCGCTTTCTTTTGTTCTAATATCATCGCCTGTCTAATCTTTCTTCCCATTGGTATTTCTACAGATTGACTAATATTTTTACCTTTTTTAGTGATATATTCAACACTT